CTGCTTTATTTTTTCGTATGGTTTCTTGATGTTTTTGTTTATCCAAATCAAGCTTTGCCATATCTATACTATCTCTCACTTCATTATTATTAGAATCATCGTCTATACCAGAATCCTGAGATTTAGCCGCTAAATTCATTCTAGCTATTTCCAGTTTCGTGCGGTTATCCTCGTTATTGCGAGCATCTTCTCTATTCTCTTTTTCGACGTCGAATTGCATTTGCATTTGTTTTTCTTGCTGCTGCACTTGCATTTGTTGTTGTTGCAGTTGCATTTGCTGTTCTTGCATTTGCTGTTCTCTTGCTCTAGATTCTGCTTCAGAAGCTTTGATCTTATTTCTAATATCAGCGATTGAACTTGAGTTATAAATTTCGATAACATCAGATATACTCATTTTATCATTTTGAAGTGCTGCCTGCGTTAAAGATTTTAAAGCTTCTAAAGCTTGTAGATCTTTAGATGCATTAGATACAAACACACCATACTCTGATGAGGTAAACTTATCACCCATCAAACTAAATGTAACTGTAGCTAAATCATCTGTTACGTATTGGAACTTTTTAGTTTTACCAGAATAAACATCTTTTGCTACATCTAGTAAAGTTTGCAGCACTCTTACTTTTGTGTTATTATGTACCTCATACCATTTTTCTGTAATATGAGAAGATTGAGTTACAGCTCTTTCTGTAGTACCTACAAGTTCAGAAGATGATATTGAACCCATTCTTTGTGGTGTCACCCCTGATAATTGTTGTATTTTTTGTTCTGTAAACTCTAGTAATTGTATATGTTGTTGGATATAATTACCAGTTTCCATATCCATCACTTTGTTTTGTGTAGATATATTACCTGCTAATTTACCAGTGGATTGCCCTTTCTTACCTTCGTTAAACGAATCAACAAAACCAAATTTCATTGATTGTGCGTAATACATCCACTTTTCTATTTCCCATCCATCGGGAACTAGTGACAAATCTATAAGTGCAATTTTACCTTGGTTAGCTGCTATTGCTAATTCTAACCTGTACCATAAAGTTATGTACATGTAAATCCAAGGAACTAGCCTGTCCATTAAAGATACAGACTGAGAATTATTTGCATTATAAACTGTACCTACATATCCAGATTTACAAGAAGAAAGATTATCCATCCTTCTAAACTGTTGATTTTTTGGTCTGATATTTAAATAAATGTTCTCACCTAATTTTATACCCTCCCAATATTCACTTACCCATACAAACTCTAAAGACTCACCTCTTTCTTCGTTAGCTTTATAAGTTTCGTTAACAATAGTTTCTTGAGGCATACCTAGTTCATCTATGTAAGATAGTTTACCTATCTTTTTCATAGACTTCCAAACTACTTTTGTAACTCTAATATTACCATCTTGATCATAGTAATTATAAACATTACCCGTATCTTGACCTTCTCTATTTTCTATAAATAACTTTTTCTCTGTAGGATAATTTAATATACTGTTACTTTGTACAGACCCTCTATTACCTTGTTCTTTTTCTAAATCATCTATTTGTTTAGGAGTAAGATCTTCATAGTAATTATCAATAACAGTATTTATAGACATCCACGTATCTTCTACTATAATATCTGCATCATCTACATAATCTGAGTTGTGCGGTAGTAAGCAATAAAATTCTAGAGGGTTAACTCTTTTAGCGGTTGGTTCTTGTGCCAGTTGTTCTATACAGTAAATTTCTTCACCTGCGAGCAACGCGTCTTCCCAACCTTTTTGGAACATAATACCTAGATTAAGATCTTTTTCTAAATACTGCAAAACTTTATGAGCAGAAGATTCTGCCATGTCTTGAAAATCGTAATCAAAATATTTTTGTAATCTTTTTAAATTTTCAGGAATGCTATCCTGTATCTGCTGTTGCATTTCCATAGCCTGCTGTTGATTAGCAGGTTCTCCCATTTGTCCAGCTGCAGCTTGTCTATATTGTTGTATAAGTCCTGAGAACATTTCAACAACAGATTTTTTCATCTGCTCTTCTTTTTCAGTGATAGTTCCTTCGTTTATAGCACGAACTACATAACTAAACTTACGTTTAGCTTCTTCACCGAAAAGTAAATTAAATATAGGGGAAACGACATCATAGTACTGAAGAGAGGCAGGTAATTCTGCTGCACCTCCTAGTCCTAGGGGATCTGTTACATACTCTAGATCTTTCTTATCAAACTTACCATTATAAAGATCGTAGTTCCGCTTTTTCTTAAAGCGAGAACTACGTCTTGTATGATCGTATAGCCCAACTAAACCTAGTGCAGATTCTATACATTCTTCCCCCCATTTCTGAGTCTTTTTCCTTCGACTCAGTTTTTGTCTGGGAAAATCTATGTAAGGCATAAATTATGTTTAGTCTACCTCTAGTAGTAAAAATTCTACCATTGGAGTATTTGCTGAAGATTTAACTTGAATCTTAGTATTATCTGCTGTTGGGTAAAAGAAAAACTCACCTGGAGATAATCTTGCAAAAATCTGATCTCCGTCATCTGCAAAAATTAAATCGTCAGTTGCATCTAAATTTTTAGCATATACATATGCTTTTTTACCACCTCCTGTTGATCCTGCTAACGCATTTACGTTAATGTCATCATAGGATGTAGTAGTTTTCATTGTAGTTAAACCTTGTCGGTTATCACCGTCTATTGTTAAAGTATCTGTTACAGTTTTTGCTAAGCTAATGCTATTAAATAAATCTGTACTAGCTAAACTTAACGTTACTTTTAAACTTGCGTTTGCCATATCTGTATTATTTTAAAATTATGCTGCTGCTTTTTCCATTAAGATGTACTCAACTACAGGATTACCTGCAGCTGCTTCAATATCTATATCCTGCATATCTGCAATAGGCATGAACATAAACTCGCCAGGTCCTAAAACTGCAAACCAGTCACCACTAGCTGAGTCTGAGCCGTGAGTTGCGCATAATCCAATTTTAACGTACTCGCCAGTTGTAGTACTTAGGTTATGTAAAAATACATAAGCTCTATCGTTTGTTCCGTCTAAAGCTTTTAGTGCTATATTATCTTCTGTTCCTGAACCAGTAGTAACAAGTCGTCCTACTAGCATTTGATCTCCTGCAGGAGAGAGTGAATCTGTCTCTGTAAAACTCAAAGCTTGTTTTGCAAACAAGTCTGCGCTTGAAAGAGATAGTGTTACATTTACTGTTGCCATATTAATATTTTTTAAATTCGCGAATTAAAGGACAAAAATATAAATTTTAATTTATGTCGCAAATAATAATCTACGAAATTAGATTTTTAGTTTTTTCGTTTATAGCTAAAAGAAAGTTTTCTTTTTTGAAAATAATGGTTTGTTCCAAAAAGATTGATCATATATTGTACTAGTCTTTCTTTCTTTTTCTACTTTTATTTTTTTAACCTCTTCTAGGTGGTATACTACCATCATTAAAGCCATCACCCTATCAAAGTTTCCTGTATCATTGTAGGATACAAGCTCTTTTAGCAGTGCTACGCTTCTAATTTTGTGTAAATTTAATAACCCTTCTTTTTCATATGGCTCTAATAACCACATTTTAATAAGCTCTTCTCCGTAGAGTTTTAAAGGTTTAGACATGTGCATACCTTTTTGTCTAGAGACTTTACTGTGTTGTACAACATCTTTTATTATCTCTGGCTGATCTGCTAGTAAATATGTTTCGTGCTTATGCTCTAAATACTGAAACAAACCTTTACGTTCGTTTTCATACAAACACTTAGCATTAAAAAACTTTAGTAGACGCCTTACATTTTCGTAATATTGATTAGCAGTTTCGGGTCTTCCTGTGTATTCTGCTACAATACGGTTTGTAAGTTTATTTACTATAAAAGTAGATCCTAGAGAAGAAGTTGTAGATTCGTCATGATCATAAGGGTCAGTACCTGCAAGATACATGCCATAAGGAATATCTCCGTCTTTATCTTCATACGGCATCTCATATACTATAACACACCCAGCTATATCATCGCTATTTCTTACAGGAAAATCATATATAGGTTTTAGTTTTGCATTTGGCTTCCATTTTACCTTTTTACTAGAACTATCTAAATACAGTTCTCCAATATAATCATGGTTACGCTCTCTGTTAGAAGCTTCCAACTCTGCTAATCTAGTTAAAAGATCTGCAACAGGAAACAAATTACCTGTTCGAGTAAGAAATACTTCTGACGGAACAAGCGGTCTGTTTTGTAGCTCTGCATCTAGCGCACTCCTTGCATTTTTACCTTCTTTTAATTTTTCTCTAAATTTATCTAAATAATCTTTTGCCTCTTGCTCTTGTGTGTTACCATTTTTATCCTTAAATTGGTTTAAGCCTCTGTACGCAGGGACAAAGTAAGAAATCTTTCCTTTATTTTCCCAGTCGTCCTCAAAGCTTATCATGTCATAGACATCAGGATTATAGAACATATCGCGGGCATCAACAGTACCCCCGCCTTCCATATCTCCCCCCGTGCCTAGATACATGCAGCTTCCGAATTTGTATGCACCGTTTTTCATACATTCCACGGAAGCTTCATGTGAGGCTTTTAAGTTATTAAACATACCAATCTCCTCTAACACCATTACAGCAGGACGAGTACCATTGGCGGCAAAAGGGTTG